AAATGTCTTATGCCAGGTGAACTTGCCCTGTGTACCGATTCAAGAAACGTATTCCTGGGTAATTCTAACGGTGAATACATTAAGCTATCCACAATTAATACTTCTGGAATTCAGCTTACACCGTTGACTATTTCCTTGCCACCGGTAGGCGTGCCCACTGTTATTCCAGAATTGACATACGCAGTAACAAATTTCTTTACATTGTTGTATGATCTAACTGACGCCCCACCCGATATTCCTCCTCCGGGGACTGCACCTGGTGTAGTCGGATCTTCATTTTCTAGCAATGGTGAATTGAAAATCACTGCAATTGCAAGTCCGCCTGTTCCGCCGTCGCCAGTAACTCTTGTAGACACCTCTGTCGAAATTAATCTAAACCCTTCATACAATATCGGCTTCTCGGCTAAGTATGACAATGACCTTGGCCCGTCAAACATTCAGATTTGCTACCAACATAATTTCCCTACTCCACTAATTTTCAGCACCTCCACTATTCAGTGGATTTAATGTCTTAGGACTTTCATGAATTGGAATATTACTCCTAACGAGGAACGGCTTCGCCTTTGGAAAAATTTAAGGACCGAAATTAAGTCGCTTCCTTTAGAAGAACAGCTATCCGAAATAGCGAAATTTTGCAAAACCATGCCAATCGGTCACCGGTCAATTGACTATTACACACCGAAAGATTGGCCAACACCGTGGGAGATTCTATTTCACGGAACTTTCTGTACAAGTTCTATCAGCTTACTAATGTTTCATACATTGGTAATGGTAGATCGTAAACCCATTTTACACCTTATAGACGATAACGGAGATTTGTTTCTACTCCCTGTTATCGATTATCAGTATATATTGAACTATGAGCTTGGTGAGGTAAGTAGTTACTCAGAATTAATTAGAAACTTTAAGGTGCTCGACACCTTTACTCCAGACAGAATAAAATCAATAAAATAAGAGAGAACATATGGCATCAAGAGAAATTATGGTAGAGAAGCGTGACGGAACAAAGGAGCCATACGACGTTTCTAAAATTAAGAAATCCATTCAAATGGCTACAGAAGGCCAGGACGTTAATCCGCTAGAACTGGAATCAACATTTGACCAGTTCTTGAAACCAGGCATCAAAACTCGTGACATTCAATTAAATGTTATTCAGCATGCTATTCAGCTTGCTACACCTAGCGCACCTGATTGGGTGAATGTTGCTGGTCGTGCCCTTGCTATGGATGAATGGGCAAATTTTCCCCTGCGTGGTAAATCTTTCAAAGAAATTGTTCATTACAATGTAAAGAAAGGTCACTACTCCAAAGAATTACTAGAAACATACTCTGATACCGATCTCGATGAGCTTGCAACAGCCGTGAAAATGAATCGTGATTTGGACCACAGCTATGCAAGTCTAATCACAGCCAAGAAGAAATACCTTGGCAAATATGAATTGAACCAGCACATGCACATGGTGAATGCTATGCGCTTCGGTCAATACGAACCTGCCGAATCAAGACTTAAATTCGTGAAGGAAGTTTATAACGCATTGTCGCAGCGTAAGATTTCTCTTGCAACACCTTTCTTGTCTAACCTGCGTAAGGGCGGAAATATTGCATCTTGTTTCATTATTGCTATGGAAGACGATTTGGATAGTATTTTTGATAACGTGAAAAACGTTGCAAAGATTTCCAAGAATGGCGGCGGCCTCGGCATTTTCCTGGGCTTCTTGCGTGCGAAGGGCGATGATGTTAACGGATACGAAAACGCTGCTGGTACGGTAGTTCAGTGGGTTAAAATTCTAAATGATACTTTGGTTGCAGTAAACCAGGGTGGCAAGCGTGCAGGTGCAGGTACCATTGCACTTCCAATTTGGCATAATGACATTTTGGATTTCTTGGACATGCAAACAGAACACGGCGATCCGAGAATGAAGGCTTATGACATTTTCCCACAAGTCACTATTCCCGATATTTTCATGGAACGTGACAGGGAAAAGGGTAGCTGGACAACCTTCTCCCCATTCGAAGTAAAGAAAAAGCTGGGTATTGATATTCGTGGTTTGTACGGCGATGACTTTACTCAGGCCTATTTGAAGATTGAACAAGCCGCAGCAGAAGGCAAGCTTAAAATTACTCGTAAATTTGATAATGCTCGCGACCTGATGAAGATTATCATGCGTATGCAGTTTGAAACAGGATTGCCATATATTGCATTCACTGACACGATTAATGAATACAATCCGAACAAAAATGATCCGGATAACGTGGGTATTACCAATGTAAACCTTTGCACTGAATCGTTCTCGAATGTTATGCCAGACAAGCTGGGTCACGTCTGTAACTTGGCATCTATCGTCTTGGGTAACATCAAAAACTTTGCAGAATTAGGCAAAATTGCAGCCTTGTCTTGTAAGATCCTAGACTATGGCATCAGCCTAACTAATGCCCCGATCAATATTACGGAAGATCACAATAACAGGTACAGAACTATTGGTATTGGTCTGCAAGGATTACACGATCATCTAGCGCGTGAATTTTTGAACTTCCGTGATCTGGATTACATTCGTGAAATTGCCGAATGTGTGGAATACAATGCTGTAATGCAGAGTATTGAGCTTGCAAAGCGTTTTGGTTCATTTGATGCATTCGACAACTCGGAATGGAAGAACGGTAATCGTATTAGACAATTCCAAGAACATGCTTCTGGAAAGTACGATTGGGCAGCAGCTCAGGCAGGTATTGACCAATATGGTATCAGAAACAGTCAACTTACTAGCCCTGCGCCTAATACAAGTACCTCCATTTACATGGACTCATCTGCAAGTGTATTGCCTGTTTACGATGCTTTCTTTTCCGAGGATAATAAGAACGGTAAATTGGTCGTTGTTGCCAAATACCTAAAGGATAATCCTCTTGGCTATGCAAAGACATTTGCAAAGCATAGTGCAAAAGAAATTATCGATGCAGTGTCTGAGGCACAGAAGTTTATTGACACGGGCTGCTCAATGGAGTTAATATTTGACCAACGTAAAGAAAGCTTTGAAGCCAAAGAGTTGTATGATGCAATCCATTATGCACACCAAAAGAAAGTAAAAGCAATCTATTACATCAGAACAATTAAAAATAACGCATCGGTTGATGCTTCAGGCAAATCAGACGAAGAAATTTGTGTTGCCTGCGCGGGATAAGGACAAATGATAGAATTAAAGACTAAGAAAATTTTCGATGAATTTGGTGATGATTCGCCAGCAGCTCGCAGCCTAATTAATGGTGCCTCCACTGGCATTCTTAACCTTAATAGTGTTAAGTATCAATGGGCACCGAAGTTGTTGAAGATCATGCTTAACAACTTTTGGATTCCCGAAAAGGTATCCTTAGTTGACGACAAAGTCACGATTAAGGAACTAACCAAGGACGAAATGGATGCATTCAAGAACACCTTGTCGTTCCTGATTGCGTTGGATAGCATGCAAGTTGCTAACCTACCAAATCTTGCAGATTACATTACTGCACCCGAAGTGAGCGGATTGTTTACGCTTCAAGCACAGCAAGAATTAGTCCATTCGCTATCCTATCAATATTTGTTGTTAGAACTCTTCCCGAATGTTGATCGTGAAGAAATTTACAACTATTGGAGAAATAATCCACTATTGCTGAAGCGCAATAAGTTCATTGCTAGCCAATTTCAGGCATTTGTGGATGAAAAGACTCTGCGCAATTTCAAGATTGCTATTGCTGCTGACTTTGCACTCGAAGGTATTTACTTCTACAACGGCTTCCAATTCTTCTATCAACTTGCAGCACGCAACAAGGTTGCCAATGTTGCAAAGATGATTAAGTACATTGAGAACGATGAGGTAACTCACGTTAGTATGTTTGCGAATATTATTCGCGAATTGTTCGACTTCAACAATGAGGATGATAGGCAGATACTTATCGACGCATTGGTTAAGGCTGCCGAACAAGAAATTGAGTGGGGTATCGAGGTTTATGGAAATAGAATTCTTGGTATTTCTACTGAAAGTACCGAATCTTACGTTAAGTATCTAACCAACCAGAGAAGTAAGGTTTTGGGATTGGGCGTTGTATTCAAGGGATACACAAAGAACCCATATGAATATTTGACAGCAGAGAAGCGTGAAAACTTTTTCGAAACCAAAGTTACAGAATATAGCCGCTCTGAAGTAGTCAAGGGCTGGGACGATTTTTAAGGAAAACACATGTTAACACAGAAACAGAAAGAGACACCATACATTGCAATTTTCAAGCTCGGTTCGGGTGAGGAGTTTGTCTGTAAAGTAGTCGAAGAAACAATGTCCTCGTACATTGTGAGCAAGCCACTAACACTTGGCCAAACACCGAAGGGTTTGCAATTTGTGCCAATTCTCATGATGGCAGATCAAGACAAAAACGTTGTCATTCCAAAGCCTGTTATTGAGGGCGTAGCTCCTCCGGAATTGGAATCACAATATGAGAGCATCACAACAGGAATCGCACTTCCACAGAAGAGCTCAATCATCACAGGATAAAACACACAGGAGACAATATGCCCAATAAATCCGGAAAGACACCTTACGAAATTCGACTAGAATTGCTTCAACTTGCAAGAGAAATTCTCCAGGCCCAGCATAATGCTCGTGGCGTTGCAAATGGCAACAACGTTGATACTGCTCCTACTACAGAAGAAGTAATGGAAGAAGCAGAAAAGCTTAACCAATTCGTATCCAAGACTAACGTCTAATTGACAATCCGGCAAGTGGTGCAGTAGTATGTGCCCTTGCCGGATTCTCTTTATGATAAAGAAATATTACAAAAAGTTTAAAAGCTGGATGGGATACAATCCACCCGGAGCCCTCTCAAGTAGGGGCTGGAGACTATTCCGCAAAGAATACAAGAAAAAGGCCCCCATCCGGTTTTGGATTTCTAACGACCTTCGTCGTAAAACCACTCTTCCATTAAGGTGGAAATATGAGGCTATTCGGGACTGGATTCGCTACCGAACCTACGACAGATACCACATCGTAAAGACAGAACTGAAGCCTGCATATTACGACAAACGTACTATCATGCTCCATGTCAACTTTGACATGCTGAAGGATTTTGTTGAAGGGGAACTTGCATGGCGCGATTGGTGCTTCGATGAAAACCGTAGGAAGCTTACGATCCTCGAACGCATACTTCCTCTTAATAAACGCTGGTCTTTCAAGGATCCTGCACGCGGGATCAAGCATTTGCAATGGGAATCCACATTGGACGATCCTGCTCTTCCACCTCATGAACAATCGCCTGCCCAAGCCGTTGCAGCAACCGCAGCCGCCGCTGCTGAGACGCGCCTAGCGCTTGCAGAGGGCGAAGCCGCCACAGGTGCAAGTTAATGGGTAAACATGTAGCCGTCATCGGCGGCGGCATCTCAGGTTTAACGACGGCGTACCTGTTGAAAAGAAAAGGATTTGACGTCACGGTTTTCGAGAGCTCGGATACGATCGGCGGAAACGTGCAGACCATCGAACGCGATGGCTATACA